GAAAACCCGCCTACAGGCGTTCTACGGCTTCCTAGACACAGATACAGCCCCAGCTTACGACGGCTCTGAATCTACGTATGAGACGGTTAGGGAACTATCCGAGGGTCTAGAAGAAGGAGAGATTGAGCTTGGATCACTATGGTCTAACTTGCTCCAGGCTAAGTCCGAGTCCGAGTATTGGGAGACACAATTCAGGGCACACAAGTCCGCGGTTCTTGCCTTCATGGATGGAACTAAGTATGGTCTATTCCAAGGCGAGAAGGTAATCAACTTACAAGCCCGTAATGGCAAGCCGTTCATTACGTTCACTAAATAACAGGAGGCACTAATGGGATTCGATCTCAGCAATTATGAACCAGTTTCAGAACGTATTCAGAAGTTCTGGAANACCTATCCAAACGGTCGTATCATCACAGAAATCAAACTGATCAACGAGACGGAAGTTGTAGTGCAGGCTTCGGTCTTTACAGATCGGGAAGACGCTAGACCAGCTTCGGTCGATTGGGCACATGAGACTAGAGGATCTAGCAACATCAATCGTTCATCATTCTTAGAAAACTGCAGCACTTCGGCTATCGGTCGAGGACTTGCAACTCTAGGTCTATCAGCATCGAAGAACCGTCCAAGTCGTGAAGAGATGATCAAGGCAACTAGAGATTCTCGCAACTTCATCGAGGAGGCTTCGGAGGCTGCAGCTAACAAAGACATCGAGAGTCTTCGCGTGATCTACGCGACGGCCGTCAAGTCACAGGTTGATAACGATGTTCTTGAAGCAATCAAGTCTCTAGCTGATTCGCTAAAGTCTAAGTAAATTGGAAAGGGCTAGAAGCCACAGAAAACTTCTAGCCCGACGCTAAAGCGTCACCCAACCACGATGGGCATTCACCAGTATAGCCCAGGAAGGCACAGAATGAGCCTAGAAGCCGTTGCAGCCGTCCTGCATCATTCCACAAGCACCGCAACCGCTAGAAGCGTCCTGACGGCTCTGGCATGGCATATGGGTAATGATCCGGAAGAGGGTTGTTATCCGTCTCAAACTCGGCTGGCTAAATTAGCCGGGTGTTCCGTTAGACAAGTTCAACGCAATCTCCAAAAGCTGGTCGAGGCCGGAGAAATTGAAATGTCGCAGCATAACGGAGAAGGTTATCGGTTCGACAGAATTACCAACCGATACTGGATCACTCTCGACTGTCCGGAAGGTTGTGACGGTAGTCTTAGTCATAATCAACGGGGTGTCAAGAAAGGCAGAACGGGGCGTCACCTACGACTACTCGGGGCGTCACCCAAGACGTCACGGGACGGCGTGGATGTCGTGTTAAAAGTAACTAATAATTAACTTAAACTTAAAGAACACTAGAAAGGAAAACACAGAATGGCAATTACAGTAATCTATGCAAAAGTAGCCGAAGTAGTAAACGAGGGATACCCAAGACTTAGAGTCTGGGAGACCTACGACTTCAAAGGCGAACCACGTAATCGACTCTGGACAGCTTGGCTAGACAATGCCAGCAATTACAAGAAGGACGATGAAGTAAAGATCGAGGGAGCACTCGGAACCAAGGTCGGAACCTATAACAAGCCCGGTCAAGAGACCAAGCAGGTAGTTGAGCACTCTTTGAACAATTGCCTAGTGGAGCTTGTAAGAGCTGCAGAACCTAGAACCGCTTTGGAGGAAGTAATCAACATCGTGGCACCAGGGGAACCTAAGGATCTACCCTTCTAAATGTTCCAACTATTCGTTGCTGGAGACCCTAGACCGCAAGGCTCTAAGAAGGCATTCAATCGAGGAAAGCACATAGTCCTAGTTGAAGCTAACAAGGATCTCCCTGCCTGGCGCGAGACCATGAAACGCATGTTCGAGATGAAAATGCTTGAACTTGATAACCCGTTCCCCAGGGCCATCGCGGTGTCAATTCACTTTTGGCTTAGAAGACCTAAGTCAGTAACCAGGCAGTATGCAACCGGAACCTACGACATCGATAAGCTCACCAGGGCAGTCCTAGACTCTCTGCAATCAGCCAACGTTATCGTAAATGACAATCTTGTCGTAGATCTAAACGTTCGCAAATCCTATGCGGATGACCATGAATCAGGCATGTTAGTGACGATAGTTCCCTTTGATAACGAAACGATAACGGCTGGCGTGTCGGAGATAGACCGTAAGCGTAAAGGCTACGTTTAGAGCTATGAAAATACTATTCCTAGATCTAGAGACATCCCCNAACCTGGCACATGTCTGGGGACTCTGGGATCAGAACATAGCAATCANNCAANTNGAACGCTCAACNGAAGTAATNTGNTGGGGCGGTCGTTGGCTTGGAAGTGACAAGGTCATCTTCAAGTCAGTTCACCATCATGGCAAAAAAACTATGCTGGATGAATTACACGCTGTCATGGATGAAGCTGACGTCCTAATCGGATGGAATAGCGCAGCCTTTGACTCTAAACACATCAAACGAGAGTTCATCGAGAACGGCTACTTACCACCTAGCCCATGGATTGAACTCGATCTAATGAGAACTGTAAAGAACCAATTCAAATTCCCATCCAACAAACTCGACTACGTAGCCCAGAAGCTAGGAGTCGGAGCTAAGGTGCAACACACCGGGTTCCAGCTCTGGCTCGACTGCATGGCTGGTAATGCTAAGGCTTGGAAGCTAATGAAGGAATACCAGATTCAGGATGTAAACCTTCTAATTGACCTTTACTACATCTTGTTGCCATGGATAAGAAACCATCCACATGTAGGGATAAGCGAAGGCAACCCAATCTCATGCCGTAATTGTGGATCCGATAACCTGCAACGCTACGGATTCAGATTCACCGGGAACACCAAGTATCAGCGGTATCTATGCCAGGAGTGCGGAACTAGCCTCCGGGGTGAAATAGTCCTAAGCGGTAAGAGATCGTAACAGTTTGATAACAAAGCCACGACACGGCTTGACAGCGAAGTCAAAAGTCTAAAATTGAATCACCACACAGAAACAGGAGGCAACATGTTAGACGTAATGAGAGTATTCATGGCTCTAGGTCTATTCGTATTCGCATGCTTCGGTGCCTACATCGTAGGAGAACCAGCCGTCGCATTGTTAGCTGCAGGAACCGCGTATCTATACCTAATCGCGGAATGGAGCAGTAAATGAAACTATCCACGGAAGAGCGCAACGCCATCTTGTTCGAGGCTATGCGCTTACTCATGGATGACAACCTGGTATGGAGTAACGACTTCGAGGAGATTCGCCCGGCACTTGGGTCTCTCTTCTTGAAGGCCATGTCAGTTCCACAATTAGCAGAAATACTAACCACGCTAGCAGTAAGGATTGTAAAAACTTATGGATAACAACGAAAGAGAACGACTATCAAAAGAAACAATAGATAACATAAAAAAACTAACCCCTAACTTTGATGCGATGATGCAGGATCTAATTGTTAGATTCCAAACTCGAGAAATGGAAGAATACAATCGAGGATGGCACGGAGCGGTAAAACACTTCAAAGATGAAATCATCAAGGGAATAGTAAACGACGCGGTGATTAGCACTAATGTCGATGTCAATCACCTGGAGCGAATCGTTCGCATAATCGAGGAAAGTCAATGAACGAGTGTTTATGGTGCAACTACAATTACGACCCAGTTGAGCATGACACCTGTCCTAATTGTGCAGTAAATACAGACACAAAGGGAATCACCGTTATCGTTTTGAAGGAGGATAAAGAATGAAGACACCATATTCAAAAGGTTACATAGCTGGAGTAGACTATGCGCGAAAGCAGTTACTAGAGTTTCTAAACGCTCATCACGATCTAGGAGACATCCTAACTTTTGAAGAGATAATAATTGAAGTAGAACATTGGGAAACAAACGACATCGAACACTTGAGAGGATTAGCAGATGGCAGACTGGCACGACACGAAATCGTGGAGGAATGCAAGGGCTTATGCGAAGACTGTTTTGGAACCGACTTGTGTATCGTGTGCGAAGGAGCTTGAAGGTGAAGACTGGACAATCGACCACATCGTTCCCCCCGGAAACGGAGAACCTAATCACGACATCAACAACCTACAATCGCTATGCAGATCTTGTAATGGAAGAAAGCAAGACCGCGTCCTTCAAAGAATCACCTGGCGAAATGAACGCTTCAAAGCGTAAAGGCATAGGGCTACGGGTGCTATACGCACTCAACGATCTATTGCCTGTAAGCATTAGACCAATCAAGTCGAAGAGAGCATGGCGAAAGCATAGATACCCCCTCCGGGTGCAGCTCTTCACGCTCCGAATGTATTGGCACTCACACCTAAGAGACAAGGTGCGAAGGAAACTTCGACTAAACAAGTAACATAAAGAGACGCCCGGTTTTTTCTGGGTGCGCTGTTTCACCCCACGCTTCTCAGCCGGTCTTTACGGAACGGCTAAATTATCCGGAAGGTTGCAACGAATGATTGAAGAATCAATAAAGAACTGGCTTGAAACGCTAGAACTTAACCTTGAACAAAAAGTGTTATCGGGTTTGTGCCTACGTCTGGCCCAGTCCTTTGACCAACAGAGCAACACAAGCACGGCTGCAGAGCTTCGGAAGACAGTCCTAGAATTACAGCGTTCCCTCGGCGCTTCTAACGTGGATGTCGACCCGCTGGAGAAGTTACTCACTCGCTAATGCTCCAGCTCCCGACTACTTACACGCCTCCCCTATCGGATGACTTCATAACCGACGGGGATAAGCTCATCGAGTTTGCCAAGATCGCGTGGAGTAGCCCGGAGAGTCCCGACGGCCTAGAACTAGACGAATGGCAGAAGTGGTTGCTTCGAGCAATACTGGAACGCTATCCGACCGACCATCCAACTTACCCAGGCAGACTTAGGTATCGCCAAGTAATCGTAAGCATGGGAAGGCAGAACGGTAAGTCATTACTAGCTGCAATCCTTGGACTCTATAGCTTGCTAATGCACGAAGTCGGCCCACAATGTATTTCACTGGCTTCGAGCACCGACCAGGCGAACATCGTTTACAACCGCGTTCTTTACGTCATCAATAGCAACCCATTCTTGAAGAAGCGATTCAAAAGAGCTACAGAGACTAGAGGAATTGTTACTTCGGATGGAGGAGGACGCTACGATGTCAAGGCAGCTAAGGAAGCGGCACTTCAAGGGATCCCCATTAGCTTTTGTTTGTTCGATGAGCTACACCTTGCAAAAGAGGGAATGTGGTCTGCTGCTGTTCTCGGAACCTCCCAGCGCAAGGACGGAATTGTTGTTGGAATTACGACTGCTGGAGATCAAAACTCGAAGACTCTAATCAACCTTTACAAGTCAGGCAAGGCTGCAGCTAACGGAGCTAATGATCTAGAACGCTTTGGGTTCTTCTTATGGGAAGCACCAGAGAACGCCAAGGTCGATGACCCGAAGGCAATCATGGCAGCTAATCCATCGGTCGCTGCAGGTCGTATCGGGATGGAGCAAGTCATCTCGGATCTAAAGACAATTCCAGAACACGAAGCTAGACGGTATCGACTAAATCAATTCATCGCTGGATCTACAAACTCATGGCTACCAGGAGACATCTTCCGCGCTGCAACCGGACGGGGAGTTACCAACCTAACTGGTGGAGTCTTTGCCGTAGACATCACTACAAACTGGGGACACGGAACGATAGCTTATGCTAACGACATCGACGGACTACATGAGACCGAACTGGTCATGTCTTTGGTATCGCCTACGGAGCAACAGCTATTCAATGAGCTAACATCGCTTTATAGCAGACACAGTCCGCGAGCGATAGCGTTGGATGATCGCCAGCTACCAGGATTAGCTAAGAGACTTAAAAGCTCTGGCATTCCGGTCTGGACATTATGGGCGAAAGAAGTCTCGTCAGCGTGCTCGACTGTCTTTGCTATGTTTAGCACTGGCTCCGTTAGGCACAACAGCGATCCCCTCCTGGTTGCTCAAATGCCTAACGGGGTCGCTAAATACTCCGGAGAGAGTTGGTTTATCTCTCGTAAAGAATCACTTGGAGACATCGACGCAGTAATGGCAACGGTCTTCGCACTATACGTTTCTTCACGCGCACCACACGCAACAATAGGCGTGTTCTAGTCGGTGGTCTGTGGTATCCTTGACTCCAAATGGCATCTATTCTTGATAGGCTACTCGGACGCAAGCCAGAAATTCGCGCGTCCCAGCCAACACTTCCAAGCAGACATCCGAGCGTTGTCACACCTAATACAGCTCTAAGTCTGACCGCGGTCTATCGCGCTATTCAAATCATCGGAACTCCGATTAGCAAGATGACAATCAACACTTACCGATTCGCTACCGGAGTCGAGCTAAAGGTTGAGAACCCAGTTCTAGTAAACAACCCATCGCTAGATCAGAACCGCAGAGATTTCTTGTTTCAGACTGTATTGGACTTAGCTCTCCAGGGCAACGCCTACTGGTATAAGCAGTATTCTTCCAACGGTCAGGTAAACAACCTAACGATTCTCCCGGCTGCTTCGGTTATGCCTTCTTACCCAAGATTACAAGATGGAACAATCGACTACTCAACCGTGGTCTATGACTACTTGGGCAAGCGTTACACTAAGCGCGAGATCGAGCACCTTAGAATCTTTAGCCAATCAGGTCAGCTACTTGGAATCTCCCCGATCGCTTCCTGCCACAAGGACATCTCCGCAGCTCTAGATCTACGCGACTACGCTCTCAACTGGTTTACCGCAGCCGGAGTTCCAACTGGAGTCCTAAAGACTAACCAGATGTTGAACAAGGCCGAGGCCGACGAAGTAACTAACAACTGGCACAATAAGCAACAGAACCGTCAAGTTGCAGTTCTGGCTAATGGCTTTGATTACCAGCAGATAGCACTCTCACCTAGAGACGCACTATTCACCGAAGTTCAGGATCAGCAGACACAGGCAATCGCCAGGCTATTCGGTATCCCTCCGAGGTTGCTAATTACATCCGTTCCAGGATCATCCGACACTTACACAAACTTACAAGATGAGAACCAGGTGTTCTTCCGTCATACTCTTATGGCTTACACCGACGCAATCACCGACGCACTTAGCAACTGTCTACCAAGAGGCAACCGAGTCGAGTTCGACTTCGAGCACTTGTTCAAGGCAGATGTCGCAGCACGTTACAACTACTACCAGACCGCAATCGCTGCAGGTATCCTAACCGCCGAAGAGGTCAGAACGAAAGAAGGACTAGATGTCTAAAATGATTACACGCGAGTTTCAGGTTCGACTATCTGATACCGAGGAAAGAACCATCGTTGGTCTTGCAGTTCCATACGGTCAGGAAATCGACCTAACTGGAAACACAAAAGAGCGATTTGAAGCTGGAGCCATCGAGAGCGTTGAAGACGTTAAGTTGTTTTACGGTCACGAAGAGCCAATCGGCAAGGTAGTCGAAGGGCGAGACACAGAAGAAGGCTATGAAATCATAGCTCGGCTAAGTGATACACCAAGGGCAAACGAAGTGTATACGCTATTGCAGGACAATGTCCTAAACCGATTTTCGGTTGGATTCTTCCCGGTCAAAGACCGCAAGGAAGGCCAAACGATTGTAAGAGAAAAGGTAACGCTCCTAGAAGTTTCCGTGGTTGCATTTCCCGCCTTCTCGAACGCAAAAATAACCGAAGTCCGAAGCGAGTCCGAAACCGAAGAGGTTGAAGAGATCGTGGAGACTCCTAATGAAACAGAAAGTGAAACAATGGAAAACATTGAACTTGACGTTCGCACCGTTCAGGACGAGGTTGCAGAATTGCGCCGAGTTATCGAAGCAGGCCAGACCGTCGAAATGGCAACACCAGCAACACACAAGTTCCGCTCACAAGGCGAATACGCAAAGGCTCTTCTAGCTGGAGACGAAGACGCAAAGGCTCTAGCCCGCGCAGCTTCTACTTCTGCAGACGCAGCAGTCATTCCTCCATTCGTAGGATACCTAGACACTCTAATCAACAACAACCGTCCAACCTTGTCCGCATTCAACCGCGGAGCACTACCAGCAAGCGGACTAGCAGTTGAATACATTCAGATTGACGCAAATACTCTAGATGTAGATCTCCAGTCTCCAGAAAACGAAGCACTTGCTTTTGGTAACTTGAGCTTCGAGGTTATGTCTGCAGACGTAAAGACCTACGGTGGATACACATCCTTCTCACGTCAATACGTAGAGCGCGCAACCATCAACACTCTAGACCAGGTATTCCAGGGTCTAACTATTGCTTACGCTAACAAGACCAACGGAGTAGTTATCACTCTTCTACAGTCTCTTAGCTACGCAGGTAAGACCTTCGATTGCCACACCGACGCGTCTACAGTTGCAAAGGGTATCGCAGAAGGTTCTGCCTACATCTTCAACGCAACTGGTCTACGTCCAGAGTTCATTGTGGCTGGAGTTGGCGCTTACGTAAACCTAGTTTCAATCGGTGCAACCGACGGCAGACTAAACTTCTCCGCTAACGGAGACGGCATGAACACCATTGGGTCTTCAAACATCCCTGGTCTAAGTGCTTCTCTATTCGGTCTACCAATCATCGTAGATCCACAGTTCGGTGAGTTTGACGCTCTACTATGCAACTCGGCTGCAGTTACTTCATGGGAGTCCCCAGGATCTCCATTGAGACTAAGTGCAAACGACATCACCACACTAACCGATGACGTTTCTGTCTACGGTTACATGGCAGTTGCTGCACAGCGCCAGGGTGCTCTAGTTTCACTTCAGACCGTAGCGTAATAGGTAAATAAATGTCCGTGACGTTGGCAGAGTTCCAGGCTTATGTTGGAACCGATGAGACTACATTCCCCCAGGAGTGTTTGACCGCTGGTTCTGCATTAGTTTCGACTTACATCGGAGAAGTAGACACCGTTCCGGAGTCTCTCGAAGATCAAGCGATTCTAATAACAAGCTCGGAACTCTTCCACCGTCGTTCGGCTCCTAACGGAGTTGCTCAATTCGCCAGCTTCGATGGTGCTCCCATCCGAGTAGCTAAGGATCCTATGAACGCGGTTTACCCGTTGCTTCAAAGATACGTAGGCTATGCAGTATGAGCGAGATCAACGCCACTAAGGTCGAGTTCAAACTTGAATTAGCGGACGCAGGGTTAAATGTTCTGGAATACATCCCGGAGCGAATAACCCCTCCAATCGTCATCATCAACTCCGCACAGCCTTACTTGCAGACCGCACAGTTTGGTGAATGGAGTCTAGGACTTGAATTAGTTTTGGTAGCTTCTACCGCAACTAACAAGAAGGCAACGGAGAATCTAGATCAGCTAATCGAGGATGTTCTGAATGCTATCGAACCGTTGAAATACGTTCGGATAACTTCGGTAAACCAGCCTTACAATCTACAAACAAATAACGCCGAGTATCTAGCAACGAACTTATTCGTCCAGCTAGACTTAACACTTTAGAAAGGGAGTCAGCTAAATGCCAGCTTCTACAAGAATCAAAGCTCAAAACATCCTATTCAAGTTTGGTGCTACCGAATACGCTTGCGACGCTAACATGGTCGAACTAACTCTAGGTGACGCACCTGGAGACGTTCAGACATTCTGCGAAGTTAGAGTCGGCGGCCAATGGTCACTACAGCTTGACGGAATTACTTCTGGAGATTCATCCAGCCTTTACCGCGTTCTATGGGATAACTTTGGTGCAACCGCAAACTTCACCATCGCTCCTAACGGCAACGCAACTCCATCAGCAAGCGAACCTCATTACACCGGAGTCGTTACATTCGACCAGCTACCTCCACTAGCTTTGGTTAGCAACGAGACTTCCGTGTTTAGCGTAACCTTGACCGTCAAGAGCACACCTCACACTCCTGCTTCTGACATCTACTACGGAGTTACAGTAGATACAACAGCTTAATCATGGCTGGTGTAGACGGTATCAAAGTTGAGGGACTTAAGGAATGTCTTCGCGCACTAGAAGCTATTGGAACTCCAAGAGCAGAAGTGTCAGCAGCAGCTCAAAGAGCTGGAGAGATTGTTGCTTCAATGTCCCGAACTTTGGTTCCCGTCCGGTCAGGTAAGCTCCGGGCAACTATCAAGTCAAAGAAGCAAGCCCGTAAGGTCTTGGTCTCGGCTGGTAACAACACAACGGTTCCTTACGCTAACCCGATTCATTGGGGTTGGTATTACGATAAGAACAACTTTGTAAAGAAGAACATAATGCCACAACCATTCTTTGCAAAGGCTTTAGGATTGACAAGACAAGAAGTTTATGAGAATTACTTCAACAGCATAAATACATTGTTCAATAGGTATTCTAAAGGAATAAATAAATAAGGAGAACACAGAATGAACAAGTTTGAATTCGAGAGTCTAACTCTAGAAGAAGTAGAAGTCATCGAGAACCTTACTAACCTAAGTATCGATGAAGCGTTTCAAAACGGCAAGCCTAAAGGCAAAGCCCTATCCGCTTTTGTTTGGGTAGTCCTAAAAAGGGATAACCCTAATTACAAAATGGAAGACGCTAAAAAAGTAAGTTTGAAAGACGCTCTTGGCATGATCAAGGGTGATGAAGAAAAAAAAGAATAAGGGAGCTATCCGCTAAACGCATGGCGGAGTTCTGTCGGTTCTTCAACGTAAGTCCGTCGGAATACAAAGCTCTGACTATGGGCGAGTATTTGGCGTTCATACAAACAGTCAAAAAGGATTAGCATGGCCGGAACCTTAGCTCTAAACGTCGAGATTCTTGGAGAGTTCAAGAAGCTTACTACCGCTACTCAAGGGGCAGCTGGTCAGCTTCAAAGTCTAAACAAAACTACCAGCGCAATCTCTAGTGGCATGATCAAAGCTCTTGGTGCTATCGGTGTTGGTTTCTCTCTAGGCTTTATCAAAGACCAGTTCGAGCAAGCTGCAAAGGCAGCCGTCGAGGATGTCAAGTCCCAGCAACTCCTAGCTATTGCGATGGAAAACACGGGTAAGGCAACCGCTGCAACCGTAGCAGAAGCCGAAGCATCNATAAAGGCTATGCAGCTTCAAACTTCCGTAGCCGATGACATTCTAAGACCAGCATTCCAAAAGCTATTCATAGCAACCGGAAACGTTACCGATTCAAACCGTTATCTCCAAATTGCATTAGATACCTCCGCTGCAACTGGTAAAGACCTAGACTCCGTNACNCAAGCTATGGCTAAGTCCCTGGCAGGTCAGGANACCGCTCTTCTAAAGCTCATCCCTTCCCTTCGAGGAGTCGATGATCCACTTAGCGAACTAGAGAAGACCTTTGCTGGAGCTGCAGAAGCNGCNGCCGATACAGANCCTTANCANNGNATGAACATNATCTTTGGAGAGATGCAAGAACAAGTTGGAATGGCCTTGCTTCCAATTTTGAATGAGTTCTCTGATTGGCTAGCTACCCCAGAAGGTCAAGCTAAGCTACAGGAAATTGTAGACGGCATAATTGAAATTATCGAATCAATTATTGAAGCCGTTGCATACGTTGAGGAAAATAAAGACTGGCTATTGCCAATGGTCGCTGCAATCGGTGGAGTTACTGCAGCTTGGAACTTAGCAACCGCAGCGGTAAATGGTTTCAAGACAGCAGCCGGTATTGCTGCATTTGTCAGCGGTTCTGCCGTGGCAACTACAGGAGCCGTATTAGCAGGATCTGCAACTGGTGGATTTATGGAAGGTCGGCAAGTAATTCAAAACGCTGAAATCCTTTCTGGTGGCACGAGATTTGAACAAGGTCGTGGCTTATTCGGTGGCGCATTCCAAACACCGGCACCAGTAATCAACAACAACATAACCGTTCAAACAAACGCAACGGCTACAGCAATAGCAGACGCTATCAACCGCGCGAACCGGGCAAGTGGAACGAACCTAATTAGACCGCGATGATTCCTAACTTTGCTATAGATCAGAACCTAAAGGTCGAGTTTCTAACTCCAGACGAAGATGGCAACTCTTTTATTCTTGGAATTAGCTTGCTGGGTGGAACCGATGTCCTTGGTGGCTTTGGTGAGTTTACTCTTGGAGTATCTTTTCTAGGTGGAGACGATGTTCTTGCTCCAAGCTCTGGTCTAAAGTGGCAAGAAGTTCAATGTGAAACTGCTAGTGCAAACATCTCAATCGGTGGACAGCTTCAAGACTCTGTCTTCTTCCAACCACAACCAGCTACGGCTAACCTTGTTCTTCAAAGCTATGACCTAGATCCGACCGTAAACAAGAACATTCGAGCTAACACTAAGTTCCGCGTTCGCCTGGAGAGCGATGAAATTGACCGTGTTCTATTCCAAGGTTTCATCGACACTATCGACGTGACTTACTTCCCAGATGGGCCTAACGTAATCAAGATTACAGGCTTTGACGCTTACAAGTCCTTGGTAAATTCTAGGTTCGCAGTTTGGGATACTACTTCATACGGAACCCACATTCACGTAGACGAAGTTTGGGAGCTAGTTGGTATCTACTCCGGTCTAGGACTATCACCAGCTTCTTATCACGTTGGAGGTCAAATTCCAGTAGTGGATGAAACTAACGTTGAGGTCAGCTCCATCGTAAACGACGCCTTAACAGTAGGTAACGGACTTGTCTGGCTAGATCAAGATACCGAAGAGCTAGTAGTTATTCACCGAAC